TTCAATGGTCGCACCATTAGTTTATGAAATATTTTTAGCGATCGAACAAGTAGAACAAATTAAATAAAAATACACATGAGCAAGAAAAGAAAAAACGACATCCGGAGAATAATCACGATTACCCCAGTAGAGTTCAAGACGGTAAAACGTGAAGAAGAATTCGTCAGCATGACGGCCTACGAGATGCTGGCTAACGCTTTCGAGGCAGCGATGGACGAGATAACGATGTTAAGGGGCAAGCTGTCGAGAATACAGGAATTGATTAAAGAATAAAAACAAACAATATGTTAGGAAAACCGCAACGCATGGTACTATCCACTTATTTAGATTGCAAAAGACGAACAAAAAAAGATCTTGGTTTTAACACCAAAGATATTAATGATGAAATACTTGTAAGATCGATTCTTGCAAACAGCAGTATTTTAGACAGATCCAGCGAACGCTCTTATCATCGTGTCCGCGAAGCGGTATATTTGATTTGCAAGCAACTTTGTCCCGGGCAATGGTGTGATCGATGTCATTGCGAGCATTACAGTTCAGTAAGCGCTTGGAATTGCTGTAAAACACGCCCCAAGGTATGTAAAGAATACGCTAAGTATATCGCTAAAAAAGAAGAGAGAGAATAAATTAAAATCGATATGAAAGTAAAAATAACAAGAGTTGTTCTCGTGATGGAGGACGGGAGCAAGACAACGATTAAACCTAACAAGATCGTTGAAGGGTTGATAGAGTTCATGGAGAAAAAGAAACAATAGTTGTGATTATGGATACGATAACAGAACAAAGCTACCCGACTTTATTAAAAGATCCCAGGTGGCAAAGAAAAAGGCTTGAGGTCATGAAAGCGGACAACTTCACTTGTCAATGCTGTTTCCGGAAAGACAAACCATTGAACGTTCATCACAAGACATACATTCAAGGGGCGATGCCGTGGGAATACGAGACGAGGGACTTGATCACGCTTTGCGAGGACTGTCACAAGAAATACCATCATGACGTGAAGAAAATGAAATATTTTGCCGATCAGCTTGAGGTTATTGCTTGTGCCTTGAAAGTAGTGGCAAGCATATAAATGAATTAAAATTATGGCAAGACCAGAAGAATACGGGCTAAAATACTTTTCTTTCGACGTGGATTTTTTTACAGACGAGAAGATAGAGGCTATATCTGGGGAATTCGGTATAAAAGGAGAAATTGCAGCCATAAAGCTGCTTTGTGCGGTATATCGCAACGGTTACTTCATAGAGTGGAATGAAATGCTGAAAATGAAATTACTTCGAAATTTACCCGGTGTCAGCCCTGAATTACTCGATCAAATCATAAATCGCTTGGTTAAATGGGGATTTTTTGACGAACACCTTTTTAACTCGGTAAAGATTTTGACAAGCAGGGGAATTCAAAAGAGATATTTCGAGGCTGTAAAAAGACGCAAATTATCTTGCGAATTACCTTACATTTTAGTTAATGCAACAAAATGCACTATTAATGTAGACAATAACCATGCATCAACTACAATTAATGTAAACAATAACCCCACAAATAAAAGTAAAGTAAATAATATTCCCCCTATATCCCCCCTTGTTGATCCGAACGAGTACGTGGAGCTATCCAAGCTGAAAGATCACGTGATAAACTTCGAGCAAGCGTGGTACGAGAATATAGCCATGAATAGACGCTTGTCTCCCGGTTCTATAATCAAGTGGCTAGAAACTTTCTTCTCGGAACAGGAAATGAACGGGGAAACGGAAAGGAGCCTTAAAGACATAAAAAAACATTTTAACAACTGGCTTAGAAATCAACTTGATAACGATAGAAAGGAGGTAAAAAATGCAACAGATGACAGGGTGTATTGAAGGATTAGTAACCCCTCAAGCCAAGGACGTGGAGTGTGCCGTGCTAGGGGCGTTAATGCTCGAGCAAAACGCCTTGACGAAAGTGATAACGCTACTAACTCCCGATTGTTTTTACATCCCGGCTAACAGGGTTATTTACGAGAACATGATTGCATTGCACAGGGATAACAAGCCGGTGGATTTACTCTCCGTTGCCGAGAGGGTGATGAATAACGAGACGGTGAACTCTAACGGGGGTATCTCTTACGTGTCCAGTCTCACGAACATGGTTGCCGGTGCGGCGAACATAGAGTACATGACCATGATCCTGTTACAGAAACACGTTGCCCGGAGCGTTATTGACAAGTGCAATAAAATCTCACGCCAAGCGTACGATGATTCGGTAGACATCGGTGACGTGGTTGAGGAATTGTCGAATACAAGCCGTGAGATAAGCGAAATGTTATGCGGTAGGTCAAATATACGACACGTCAGTAAAAGTGTCTCTAAAGCGATGAGAGAGGCCGAAAACAGGCAAAATATGTCTCGCAAGGGGATAACGGTCGGCGTGGATACCGGCATACACGACTTGAACGTCATAACCGGGGGCGGGTGGAAACCGGGACAATTGATAGTGATAGCGGCAAGACCAGCGATGGGAAAAACTGCCGTGCTACTTCACCTCGCGAAACAAGCGGCGTTAAACGGTACTCCCTCGTGCATATATTCACTGGAAATGAGTGACGTTAGCTTGGCTAACAGGTTGATACTGTCAGAGTGCGATGTTGACGTGGACAGGTTCAAAACCGGAAGGATGAGCGATGAAGAGTTCGCTAGCTTGAACCGGGCGGCCGGGGTGATAGAAAAGTTGCCTATTTACGTTGATGACAACCCGGTTGTATCGATGGAATACATCAGGAGTCATAGCAAGATCATGGCCGACAAGGGGCAATGCAGGATGATCCTCGTGGATTACTTGCAACTAGCCGACGTGGGTAAACCGGGAACCAACCGGAACAGGGAACAAGAGATAGCCCAGGCTTCGAGAATGGCCAAGATTATATCGAAAGAACTGGGAATTCCTTTCATCCTCTTGTCCCAGTTATCAAGAGGCGTGGAGGCAAGGGCTGACAAGAAACCACAATTATCCGATCTTCGTGAATCCGGGGCGATAGAACAAGACGCTGATACCGTGATATTTATTTACCGCCCGGCATATTACAACATAGAAACCATTAACGTCAAGAGTGACCGGGGGGTAATACCCGTTTCAACCAAGGGGATAGGGTTACTATGCGTGGAGAAACAAAGAGACGGGGCCACGGGAACAGTTAAATTCAAGCACAACCCTAGCATGACAAGGATAACGGATTACGACGTGAACATCGATCCTGTAAACCCGTTTTGATAAAATTGACACAAAACTTACAATCATGACAGCAAACGGTATAGAACACCCGGACTTCCAGAATTCAAAGGAACTGGCCCGGCGTGACAGTGAAACGATAAAACAGAAGAAGATCAAGGCACCGGAACTAGGTGAGTTCCGGGTCAAGGATGGAAACGCTATTTATTTCTTTCAAACCGAGGAACGGATGAAGAACTCGATCATCCACACCAAGGAATTTAAATCAAGGTATTTTAAAAGGATGGATTAACATGGGAACAACGATAAACATCAAACCAGGCAAATTTAGGATCCCGGTAATAGTCCCGAGAAGCGGGATTGACGCTATTTCAGTGCTAGATCTTGATGACAGGATGAAGTACATTTATTCCGGCTTGATCGTCGCCGACACGATCGACGGTTACATACTTGAATTGATAAACGACACGAAGAGATGCGACCTGTACCGGCAAGGGTTCAAGAGATCGTTAAACGAGATGAAACGCCGGATTGACAAGTACAAGTCAATCATGTATGACTCGGTCTGCATCACTGAACAGGCGAAGCTGGAATTGACAAGCAACCTTGACACGCTTGATGACGAGTTCGGGAATGACATCAAGATATTATTTCACTCGATCAAGAGATACGTGCAGAAGTTCATCGATAACCAGGATCACGTCACTTGCATAGCGAGAGCGTCAATTATCAACGTCCTTTCCGGCTACTCGATCATGAATGACGAGAAGGTATCGAGGATCATGAGCAAGGTTATGATGCGTGACGTTTGCCTGGATGACGTTAACATCAAGGCTATAAACTTCGAATCGAAGAAGTTTACCGGTTTATTCGCCTCTATTTACGGTGAGGTGGATATAGACTTGAATAATTGCGACGAGATATTCACGGCCTTCTCGATCATTGACAAGAAGATGAACAAGATTCACGAGATATTAAAACAGACAGCGTAACAAGAAATTAAGTGAAGAATACCAGCGA